TGATGAGAAGCTAAACGAAATCTTTGAAGAAATAGATACTAAACCTGAAGTCGGTTCTTTTACACAAGATGAACCTCAGCAAGAAGATCAAGAAGTAGAGCAAGAAGAAATTTAGATGAATGTCAGATATAGTAAAAGACGCAACAGTATATCGTATTAAGCAAATAGAACTTGCAGAAGCAAAGTATTATAAAACCCTTACATCAACATTAGATAGAATAGAACGAGAAGTAGTATCATTAGCCAATAGAGATTTACCTACATCAAATGGTAAGCTTATAGAACTACAAGCGGCAGTAGCCATAAGACCTAAAATAAAACAAATCATAGATGCTGAATATTTACCTTTTGCAGATCAGGTTGTTAGAGAGGGATTTAATAAACAAGCTAAGAGAGTAGAAAAAGCTTTTAAGAGAGTGGGTAATATACCTGTTGAGTTTCAAGAATTAACTAAAGGAGATTTATCTTTAGTTAGAAATTTAAAACAGCAATATTACACACAGTTTAAAGATGTATCAAATACTTTTACAAGAAGATTATCAGAAAAGGTTTATCAGAATACTTTAGTTGGTTCTGACTTTGCAGATTTAGAAAAAGAATTACGACAAACTGTAAATGGAATCTATGCTAGTTCAGATGATGTAGAAGCGAATCGTTTAGTAAGCTTTATAGAAGATAATAAATTTAAAAAGTCTATGCAATCAAGAGTTGATAAAGCAGTTCAAACATTACAAACTAAATTTGCACGAGATCGTGCTGGTGAGAATATGAAAAGATATGCTGGGCAGATATTAAACGACTCTTTGCGTGATTTTGATGCTACTTTAAACTTTAATAAGTCAAAAGATGCTGGTCTTACATTTGTTAAATACTATGGAGATGTAATACCTACAACACGACAGATTTGCAGAAGTCTTGTAAATGGTGTAATAAAATCAAAGAGAAGTGATGGTCTTTTTACGATTGGTGAAGTGAGACGAATATGGTCATCAAGAAGTTGGTCAGGCAAAAAAGCTGGAGACCCACTTGTAGTTAGAGGTGGTTATAATTGTCGTCATCAATGGAGTTACGTCAATCCTGATTGGTATGATAGTAGCGGTGAACTAATAATATAGGAGTAAAAAATGTCAGAAGACAAAACACAAGAAACTTCAGCACCTGTTGAAGCTAAAGAAGAAACAAAAGAAGAACAACCAAAAACAGATTCTAAATCTTTCACACAAGAACAATTAGATAATATCGTTACAGCTAGAATAATGGCAGAACGTAAGAAATATGAAAGAAAAATGGAAGCTGAAGAAAAAGAAAAGGTTGATCTTTTAAAAGCAAAACAATTAGAAGAAGCTAAATCAAAAGCTGAAATAGAAAAGCTTATGAAAGATAGAATAGCTGAAAAAGATACTGAAATATCTAAATATAAAACAGAGATTAAAAAAGAAAAGATTGATAATTCTATCTTATCTGTTGCATCAAAAAACAATGCAATTAATCCTCAACAAGTCGTTCAGTTAATTGAAAGAGAAGTTAAATTAAATGATGATGGAAGAATAGAGGTACTTGATAATAATTCTAATGTAAGATATAACCCTAAAGGTGAACTCTTAACAATAGAAGATAGAGTTAAAGAGTTCTTAGATACGAACCCACACTTCCGCAATGCAACAAATCAAGGTTCAGGAAGTAAAGCAAGTATCGGTGGTAATACTGTAAAACCCTTTAAAATTCAGGACTTAGATATGAGCAAGGTAGAAGATCGTAAGCGATATGCAGAATATCGTAAAGAACGAGATTCAAAACCAGCTCAAATTAACTTAAACAATAAACAATAAGGTAAATAACAATGGCAAACGAAAGCACAAGTTCTACACTATCGGAACTATATACAGAGATAGTGGCAGAGGCATTATTCGTAGCAAGTGAAAAATCAATTATGAGACCACTTGTAAAAAATTATGCTATATCAGGTGGTGGAAAATCAGTTGAAGTTCCTATTTATGCGGCAGTAAGTGCGGCGGCGGTAGCAGATGCAACAGATTTATCTAACACAGCAATCAATCCTACTTCAGTTACTATAACAGCATCTGAAAATGGAATAATGACAACTCTAACAGACTTAGCAAGAAACTCAGCACCAAGAAATGTTGCTGGAGACATTGGTAAATTGTTTGGAGATGCGATTGCAAAAAAAATAGACACAGACTTAACAGCATTATTTGATGGTTTTAGTACAGCAGTAGGTTCAGGCTCAACAGCTTTAACTGCGGCATTAGTATTTCAATCAATAGCAAATGTAAGAAATGCTGGAGTATCAATGGACGGTGTATCAGCAGTTTTACACCCAATGGTAGCTTATGATCTTAAAGCTAATTTGACTAATACTTTTGCAAATGCAAATGGTAATGATTTAGCAAATGAAGCATTAAGAAATGGTTTTGTTGGAAGATTAGGTGGAGTTCCTATCTATGAAACAACAAATGTAGCTAATGATGGTACAACAGGTGACTATAAACAAGGTGTCTTTCATAGAGATGCTTTAGGTTTAGCAATGATGCAAGACCTTAAAATTGAAACTCAAAGAGATGCGTCTCTTAGAGCAGATGAGATTGTAGCAACAGCAGTATATGGAGTTGGCGAATTAAATGACTCTTATGGTGTTGAATTACATTCTGATTCATCTATCCAATAATAAGATATTTATAAGGGCGAGAAATCGCCCTTATATTAATTAGAAAGGAATTATGAATATAAAATTAACAAATGGTACAAAGACAATAACAAGATCAAAAGAGCAATATGAAGCTAATAAAAATCATTTCCAATTAAGAGGTTTTAGCCCTGTAAATCAAGAAAAAAAACCAATTAAAAAAGCGACTACAAAAGATATTTCTGATAAAGTAGTTCAATTAAAACCTAAAAAAAAAACAAGGAAGAAAAAATGAAACACTTAGATAAATACATAGCATTAGCAAAGCAACACCCTAAAATAGCTGGTGGTATTGCATTAGCTTTAGTTATTATAATTTGGGCTATATAATATGGCTAACTATACAGGTGCAAATGTAATTGTTGCTGGAGATGTAACTAAGTATCAACCTGATGCTTTTGGTTTTGGTATTGCATCAACAGATACAGAAGCTACTAATTTTTTTGCACAAACTACAAATGATATTTTAAGACAATTAAGAATAGAGTGGTGGCCTGTATATAAAACAAATGTATATACAGATATTACAGTTCTTGGCACAAATGAGATGGTTAATACAAAAGTTAATTTAGACCAATTTGAACGTGCTGGAGTTTATTTATTTTTAGGTAGATTTCTTTGCCCAGCTTTATCAAAGTTTAGACCTGAGACAGAAAAAGATAGATTTGAAAGAATGGCAGAACATTATATTTCAGAATATAACAAAGAATTTGATTCTATTTTAGAAGATGGTGTAGAATATGATAGTTCAGGTGATGGTACTATTGTTAAGAATGAAAGAGAACCTTTACACGGAACTAGAAGATTAGTTAGATAATGGCAATCCAATTATTATTAACTCCACTACGAATTACTGGTGGAATGAGATTAGCTGGAATTGGTGGTAATAGAGATAAAAAGGTTGCTGGTGATATTCAGTTTGGAATGAAAACAAACTCCAAACAAGTTCAAAAAAAATTAAATTCTTTTAAAAGCAGACTACCAAGAATAATTGATAAAGGTGTAAAACAAGCTGGTTTTCAATTATTAGATATTATTAGAACTAAAACAAAAAAAGGATTAGATATAAATTCTTTACCCTTTGCACCTTATAGTTCAGGATATATTAAAAAATTAAATAGAGAGGGAAAATCAACAAAAGTAGATTTATTTTATACAGGTAGAATGTTAGGTTCATTATCACCTAATTCAACTATTAAAAAAACAGGAAAACATAAGATTACATTAGCTTTTACTAATGCCCAAATGAGACAAAGAGCATTATACAATCAAGTATTAAACGAACCTAATAGGAAATTTTTTGGCTTTAATAAA